CCCGACTTGATGATCAGACCAGTCGCACGGATTGTTCGGGAACTGCCCCCTAGTCGTTAGACGTACCGTGTACCCTTTTCTTCCGCGCCCTCAGGATGAAGTCTTACTAACGTGCGGAGTACGGTTATGGTCGGACAATAAAAAAAGCCGTTACTACTGCACTGGGTCGATCCCTCCCAAGAGGGAGGCCAATGCATGAGTAACGGCTTTCAATTGTTGTGATCGACTACAACGGTTTGGATTATAGACACATTATTTCAATCCGTGTCAAGCGGTATCAAAAATATTTTCAGTAGGGTCTCCTCAAGGAGACACATGCGTCTCCTACCGCAAACCCCCCCCTTTGAGGTATATGCGTTTAAACGGTCGTATACCTGTGATACCCCTGCTACCTCACCAGAAGTACTTATTGCCGCTTTTGCTTCCGGGGTGTGAATTTATATGTTTAAACAGGGGGTAGCTCACGCGGTGAGCCTGCTGCGGCGGACTTTTGTGCGTTTAAACGGCTCTTTTAGGACATGCAGGACATGAAGGACATGATTTCCAGATATTTCTGGGGATCGTTGTCACATCACCGCATCACCACAATTCCCGCATAAACCTGCCCATCCTGTCCAAATGATTTACAATACATTCGCTGGAAACAGCTTTTTTGTATTTGTCTACTCCTTCTTACCCCGCTTTGTGCGGGGTTTTTTTTGCTCCGTTGGTAACTGATCAACAATAATCTCCGCCCTAGGATTGGCTGGGTCAAGTCCCCAGTAGGTGTGGCGTTCCTTTACCTGACGATCGTTCTCATATATAAGTCCTTGCATAAGGTCAAGGATCAGACTCTCGTCTAAGTCGGGACGCCTTGATGCGTAATAGATACGCATGGTTACCCTAAGGTCACCGTCCATTAACCGTCCCAACTGTGGGCACTGGGCACGGAACTCCTCTGAATAGTTAAGTGCCTTCTGTGATTTGATGAGTCGGGACATGTTGCCAAACCTCACCACACGCCTAGAGTTTGCCTTACTTGCCGGCTCACCTAAAATAAATAAAGATATTGATGGTAAACTATTGACAATAGTGCTATCATTCATTTTATAATCCACATTCATTTAAAGGAGTAACGATGATCATAACAAATAAATATGGAGTGCCAGAGCCACTGGTCACTCTGGCGAGCAAGGAGTACTACAGCAAGGGGGCGTCACAGTACAGCGTAACTGAGATTATGTCTCCCCCAAAGATCAAACGGTTGCGAGAACAGTACAACGATCAGATCAAGCAAGACGTATCAGATATGTTGTGGAATCTATTGGGTTCAGCACTGCACGTGGTCATGGAGCGGGGTGTTACTGATGGTTGGACGATGGAAGAGCGTCTATATAAAGAGGTGGATGGAGTCACCGTCAGTGGTGCGATTGACATCCAACAGGAGACACCTGAGGGGGTGGTGATCATTGACTACAAGTTCACCTCTGCATGGGCAGTCATGCAAGAGAAGGAAGAGTGGCAACAGCAACTCAACGTATATAAGTGGTTGGTGGAGACGGTAAAGAGGAAGAAGGTGGTGGGCTTGAAGATATGCGCACTGGTGCGTGACTTCAACCGCCATGAGACAAAAGAGGGCTACCCCAAAGCCTCAATAGAGATGGTTGACATCCCAATGTGGGACTCGGTTACGACTGAAGCCTACGTGCGGGAACGTTTAAACCTACACAGAGATGCGAAGGTGTCGGCAGATTTCGGGGATGAACTCCCTGCCTGTTCAGACACAGACAGATGGCAATCAGAAACCATCTACGCTGTAAAGCGCGAAGGACGCAAGACTGCGATCCGACTATTTAAAACAATTGAAGAAGCCAATGAACTGGCTGAGAAGGAGAAGGGCTATGTCGAAACAAGACTCGGTGAACCCAAGCGGTGCACCGGAAACTACTGCGGAGTCGCAGAGTGGTGTGAGCAGTATCAAGGAGAAATCAATGTCTCCGCTTGATCTGCTAAAGATTAACGTCAATGATCATACGGAGTCCAAGAACGGACTAACGTATTTGTCTTGGGCGTGGGCGTGGGCAGAGGCACTAAAGGCTGACCCAAAGGTTAACTTCAAGGTGGAGATGTTTGACGGTTCACCGTTAATGCCAGTGGGTGGGACGTTCATGGTGTGGGTAACCGTCACTATGTTTGATAAGCCTGTCACCTGTATGTTGCCGGTGTTGGACTATAGGAACAAGCCAGTGGCTACACCGAACTCCTTTGATGTAAACACATCCATCATGCGTTGCTTGGTTAAAGCCATAGCCATGCACGGACTTGGGTTGTACATATACGGTGGTCAAGACTTGCCATCAGATGATGAGCCTAAAGAGACCAAGGTAATAGAGGTAACGACACCCACAGCAACCGCCAAGGTTGAGGTGGATACAGCGAACATGCAACTGTTTGCTGACTCAATGATCCAGTTCGTTGGCATCTGTGAAGATGAGAGCGCACTGAAATCATATTGGAAAGCCAACCATACCCAGTTAGAGGGATTGAAGGCTTTTGATAAGACCCTCTACACAACTGTGCTTGCACGGTTCACAGAGGCTAAGGCTAATTTTGTAAACAAAGGAAAAGAAGATGGATCAGTTTAAACCCTACCCAGACGGCGGAAGCCTCAACGCAACCCAAAGCAAGTACAACGAGAAGTCTCCCGACTACTTTGGAGAGATCGCACTTAACCTGAGCGACATGACCAACATCCGTGTTGAGAATGGACTGCACATTGTTAAGTTAAGCGGTTGGAAGAAGGTGGCTAAGAGCGGTAAGACTTACCTCTCACTAGGTGTCAAGCGCAAGGAGTTTGAAGAGCAAGCCTCCGCACCGCCCGCACAGCCAAAGGCTGAAATCTCTGATGACGAAATCCCATTTTAAGGAGCAGACATGAGTAAGAAACCAAACAAAAAAGAAACAATTCTTGAGTATGTAAAGAACAATCCCACCGCTAAGAACGCAGAGGTGGCTAAAGCCTGTGGCGTGCATCCCACCTACTCATCTTTTATTAGACGCAACGATGGGGTGAAGAAGCCAAAGAAATCTAAACCAGCAGCGACGCCAGACTTTGTGTTTAAACAAAAAGATTACGAAGACATGATGTTGCAGGCAGTAAAAGACCTCGGTGCCGAGAACACCAGTTTGAAGGATGACATAGTCCGCATGAGCGGGGTCATTGAGTATCTTGAGGTGAAGTTACAACATGCCACTTCAATTTGAGGCTAGAAAGGTAGCACTGAAACAGGATAGGACGGGCTACGTCCTTACCCTGTCCCTCCACCCCGATGAAATCCCTGAGGAGTTACTTAGAGATTTTGTCGGTGCGCGTTACGGTTGTGCCCTCGTCCGCATACAAGACGATGAATCACCTACGCCCTACACCAACAGAGTGTCCCAAGCGGGCATGCTGTGCCGGCTACCTAGGTTTCAAGATTTCCTTGAGACCAATTCAGAGGAAGAAGTTGCGTCAGTCCTGTGTAAACGCTTGGGCATAACGTCCCGAACGGAGTTGCATGGGAACACACAAGCACAGATAGCCTTTGATGATCTAGTAAAAGAATATAAGAACTGGAGCACCGATGATGACCCCTTTTAAGGTAAAGCCGTTTATGACCTATCTTGAGGAGAAGGACATAGATAGGTTGAAGAAGTTTGCAAAGAAGAAGAAGATAACCATGTCTCAAGTTATACGTGAGGGATTGAGTGCGCGTATGTCTGAGGGTGATCCATACAACGCTGGGTTCAATGCCGGTATTGAGGAGAGCATCAGATTGATTAAAGACAACAAGGCGTCCCAGATGAGGTTCCCGTCAGGGAGTTCCTTTGCTGAGTTGATGGAAGTTGACCTTATGAATGCCAAGATACTGGAGATCGCATGAAGATACTGAGCGGGTCTAGAAACCAATGTCCAACATGTGCCGAGTACTTCAACAGTAACTACGTGTTTGACATGCACAGATTTGGAAAACCCGGCAGTTTAAACAGGAGATGTCGTACCCCGGAAGAGATGCTGCTCAAGGGTATGAGTTTAAACAAGGCTGGGTTTTGGATTTCAGAAACCAAAGAGCAATCGGCTGCAAGAAAAAATAAGGAGTTAGCATGAACGCATTCCATCCGGACTACATCAAGACATACCACCCTAACTTTATAACCAATGTGCGCACTGAATCTAGCCAGATTGAACATGGCAAGATCAACGGCAAGAAGGCTAGGCACACACGGGAATCGGTTAGTGGGTTTAAGGATATCAAGTCATTCCCTGAGACAAGGAGGAGAAGATGAATCAGCCAGCATTTCCAGTGTTCCCCGAAACAGGGGCGGGTCACGCATCGGCGTTTCAAGGCATGACCTTGCGTGATTACTTTGCGGCTAAGGCTATGCAAGCGTTAATTGACAACGATGGTTTATTTTCAGAGATACCAACACAGGCGTACGAATTAGCAGACGCAATGATGAAAGCGAGGGAAGCATGACACAAGATGAAATCATTGAGATGGCTATACAAGGTCATGCAAGCACCCGTGATGTTATTCGTTGGGCTATGAATCAAGAGCGTGAGGCGTGTGCAAACATAGTAGAAGAAAACGCTAACAAATGTGGCGTAGATACTGTTGCATGGATGCTTCTTGCTAGTAATGCAGAAGCCATCAGAACAAGGGGACAAGCATGACACCAGAATACACATTTGCCCCATCTCCTAAACCCGTTGGGCGTTGGGTTCTGTATCCACAGGCAACGCCATACATATCCTTTGCGGTGTATCACAAGCCCACCGATGAGCAGATAAAAAACACAGAGCAGCTACTTGGCTGGAAATGGGAGGACGCATGACAGACCCTATGGAC